TGGAAAAAGAAGTTTCTGAATTTGAGGCAGAAGTTGATGCTGTGCTTTCGGAAATCAATGCGGTAACATTCATTATTGTATAATTAAAATCTTGGTTGACTATCCGAAAACCACTAACACTATTCCCCGCTTGAGGGTTAGAAAAGCAACCAAATGCTAATTGGAAATGCAACGGTTCATTGGGTCTTAGGTTCAAATCCTAACTGGTTCTTCGGAACTTGTAGCTCAGTCGGTTAGAGCAAATGAGTGCAAAACAACTGAAAAGCTGAAAGTTGAAAATTCAAAGTGCAAAGGTTAAAACTAAAAGTTCTTTACGATTAAAGTTTAAAATGCAAAGCGTAAAGTTCTTTCAAACCCGATTAAAAGTTTGAAAAGTTTTGATAGTATGACTTGTTGGTTTGTATTCGGCTGGATAGTCAACCATTTTTTGTGAAAGTAGCAAAGGTGGTCTATGCGGAGGACTGAAAATCCTTAGATAAAGGTTCAACTCCTTTCTTTCACACAAACTTTTAAATACGAGCTATGCGAAAAAATTTAGATATTTCGGAAGATGCGATAAAGGCATTAACTATACAGGCGATAAAAGAAAAAACAGTTTTCAAATTATACGCTGAACGCATTTTGGAAGATGCGGCTAAACCTTTTATGGTTTTGAAAAAACCACAGAGCGTGGGCAAAAAAAAGAAAAAATAAAAATCCGCCTTATTATGCACAAATGTTGCTATGGAACACGGCTATTGCTGGTAACGGCAGGTATTTATGTCTGCCGGGATATTTGAAAAACAGAACGATGAGTAACCGTCCGTCAGCCCCGGTAGCATAAATGCACTTGTTATCGGTTCGGGCGGTTTAAATAAAAAAGTATGTCAAACGAAATTAAAAAAGCAACCGAATCTTTCACACAGCATGATGCCTGTGATGATTGCGGTAAAAGAACAGACGGGCTAATGACCTGCACATATTCGCATGATGGAAGCGAAACAAAACTATGTCCTGATTGCATAAAAGATAGCGGCTTTTGTTTGCGATGCGGAAATTATTGTGCAGGCATGAGTAGCTTTGATTTTTCTGATATGCCTGGTTACTGTTCTGATTGCAGGGATGAAATCAAAGCAGATTTTGATGATGACGAAGACGATGATGGTTGGCAGCCATGTGATAATTGTGACCTGCCAGACGCTTGTGAAGATTTCGGTTGCGCTATTAAAAACGGAATACGTCAACCGCCGGAGTGGTAGCCTGACCGATAACGGGTTCGTATTGCTGCTGTTGGGATATTCAGGGGTATATCGTTCAGCCCATAGGCAGCAGTTTAATAGCGAACAGAATGACCAGCATTTGACCGTCAAGCCCCAATAGAAGCAATACGGTTGTTCTATGCTGTGCGGATTAATAAAAATAATTTTTAATAATTAAAATAAATAAAATGCCAAAGTTAAGAAAATTAAGGCCGTCATCTACTCCGGGTAGAACCAAAGGGCCAAACTGTCAAAGGTCACAAATTAAAAATCAATATGCCAAAGACAGCAAGTTTTATAAAAAAGACCCGGAGAACTACGCTGCCGCTTGCGCCTTAATTGATAGTATGAAAGGGAATCGGTTATCTTCCGGCAATTAGTCCGCAAGCATAGCATAGAACGAACAGGGCTTGCTGCTGCCTGATATGCAGCTAAATTGAAAATATGCAGATGACAAACGATATACAGCCGAATAGCGAACCGTCAGCCGGGGGTAGCAGCAAGCCCCTTGTTATCGGTTCGGGCGGCAAAGTAAAAAAACCTTATAGATATAAAGCGTTAAAAGTTTTTGGTCGCAGAGTTGATGAACATAGATATGTTATGGAATTGCATCTTGGGAGATATTTGAAAACCACTGAAGTTGTACGCCATCACAACGACAATCCAAAAGATAATAGACTTGAAAATCTTTATATAACGGACAGGCAAGGTCAGGTAATTGAACAAATGGCTGAGGGTAATTTCCATAATGCTGAATCAACGGCGGAGGGAAGAAAAAAGGCTGCAAAAACAGTAAAGGATAAGTTTGGTAAAAAGGTTTGGATATGTGATAAAAATGGCATTGAATTAATGTTGGTTGAAAGCGTTGCTGTTGTGGTCAAGATTTTGAAAGCAAAGAAAGGTCATGTCGCTAATGTGCTAAGGAAATACAAGGGGTCAAAAACCGTAAAGGGTTATACTCTCAAATTTAAAGAATGATAGCCTGACCGATAACGAAAAAGGCTTGGCGATGGTTTGGAATTTGGAACTCGTCTGCCCGTAACAAATGTTTAATATTGATTAAAAGATAAATTTAAAAACAAATGATAAATAGTAATTCAAAAGATGGAACCGAAGTTCCACAAAGCGAAAATGTTGAAGTTTCAATGTCAAGCCAAACTATTGCCAAGCCCAATGTTAGCCGCCGTTGTATCTGCTGTGGGTTTGAAATAAAGCCAATACACGGTGGTGGTGAAGATAAGCCGTGGCAAGGAATGTGGTTAGATGGAACGATTGATAAAATTGCAGCTAATTATGGAAGTGAACTTGATGGAGATATGTATGTCGTTGCATTGTGTGATGTCTGTGTCAGAGCTAAGTTGAAAGATGGCATAATTGAATATGCTGGGAATTATATGGAACGGTCTGGCAATGGCGACTAACGGGTTCGTATTGCTGCCGTGCTGGAAATAGAATTGGTTCAGCCCGGTAGCGAAATAGGAGAAAGATGATAAGCGAACTAAAAGACGATAGCGGTTGGGTCAGCCAGCATGGAAGCAATACGGATGTTATCGGTTCGGGCGGCAAATTGAAAACGATTTTTAAACATTAAAATAAATATTATGGGACTTCAAAAAACACAAAGAGGATTTTTAAACGGTCATTTTACTGACAGATACGGAGCAAAATGTTCAATTCAAAAATCAAGTTTGGCAACAGAAGATGCTATATGGCTTGGTGTTGATGATGCAAACCCACAAATAATGGTAAGTGATGCTAAAAAGATGGGCATAGAAACTGAAGAGGAAAACGGCTGGTGCAAATATCAAATCCCAAAAGAAGTGCTATTAACAACCCGTATGCACCTTACAAGGGAAATGGTTGAAGAACTGTTGCCAATTTTGGAAAACTTTGTTGCTACCGGAGACCTGTCGTAGCCTGACCGATAACGGTGGGCATATTACGCTGGGCTGGCGGCCTTGTACCTCAGATCAGCCCTAGTACTTCTGCCGGCCCTGCAACCCTGACGAGGATTTAACGTCAAGCCAGCCTTGCGTAAATGCCTATGTTATATGCCGCAATTTGGGTTTTCGTACTATTTTCAAAATGTGGATAACTTTGTTTTAGAAAAGTGTACCAATATCAAAAGTTTGTCTATATTTGTATGACAAAAGCAAACAACATGAAAATTTTACAAACTTTAGAAAGCACCAGAATTAAAGTAACAGAACCTTCAATTTCTGAAATCTATTACATTGAGCAAGATGATAACAATAGATTTTATGTAACATCTTCAAGAGGGTATAATGGTTATGAAGGCGAAGGACATTCAACTATTGAGGCTGCTTTAAAAGCCATTAAAACATCAATCAAAAATTATTTTTTAGACAGGTGTTTAGAAGCACCTGAAAACTTTTAATGATGACAATAGACAACGCTTTGAATTTAGATGATTTGGTAAATATTCTTTACAATAGAATGTTTACCAAATATTATTCAGGCAACGAATTAAATAGCTGGCATCAATTAAATTACTTCGGTGGTGGTAATTCAGCCGGTTATAAATTTATGATTAAAAAATTATTAGAAGATGGCTTTAGGGTAAAAACAGGTTATAGAACATCTTCAAAGGTACGAGGTTCAAAAACACATTATATAAGAAGACACAAATCAGAAGCTATTTTAAAAGAACTTGATAAAAAACGTAAGCCAGGTAGCGGTGGCAAAAGAGAAAACTCAGGCCGCCCGAGCCCGTTCAAAGAAAAAACCAAAGGCGTAAAATTCATGTGTCCGATAAGTAAGGAACCTGACTTAAAAAAGTACGTCAACCGTAAATTATTAGAGTGGTCAAAGAGTGGCATATAACACATATATTTATGAACTTTAAATAATAATCAATGAATTGGGAAGAAATAGTGGCACAAAAAGATACTATTCACGTCACAAAAAGGTACAAGATTACTGAGGCACAAGATGAAAAACTTCTTGAAATTGAACGTGAATTAAACATCCCACCTTCAGCAATCGTTAGACTTGCACTAAATTGTTTCTTTCCTAAAATAAAGGATGAAAATTTTAAATACTCAGGAATTAAAGACTTGTGGAATGAAAGAAAGTTTTAAACTATCTCAAAGTGCATCCAGTCGTAATCTTTTTCTTGGCCATAACCAATGAATCCATTTTTGTAAAATATGTCAATCATTTGTTTATATTCTGGATGACTGAATTGTGCTAATGGTTTTTTTTGTTTTTAATCCGTTACGAACCGGGTCTAAATCAATAGCTATTCCCCAACTATGCCTACTCCATTTTGTTTTACTACCACGCATCAACCTCACATTTACACAACCTCCGAACAAATCAATACCCAACCTTTGCAGTTCTGGTAATCCGTAGTGGGAAAGTAGCTCATTAAAAACAGCCGTAAGATTGGCCACTATTAGCTTGTGGCAAGATATTTTTGAAACTGTCTTGGTAGTGTCCCAGGCTATCCGCATAGGATAGGGCAATGTTATTACCGTAAGTTGGTCTGGATCTCCTGGCTGACCATACTTAGCTATTATTTGCTCATCTGTTAGCATCTTTATTTTGCTTTATAAGATTAAAAATCCAGAATATAATACCAGTGATAATAGCAATATACGAAAGCCATATCAACGCAAGTAAAGAAAATGGTGCCGATAAAATCATTTCTTTTTATTTTTCCCAAGTATTTTATGATACCAAGGTTTTATTTTAATATCGTAAAAATCTTTCATCATTACTGTAATCAACCCTGTAAAAAGAGCAATTATAATTGCCCCGAAAAATCTAAAAATATATTCCAACACTAATCTTTTCAGATCAGTCCCAATAATCGGTATGTGTAAAAAGCCAATACAAGTTGGAATGCCACCAGCAATAAATCCCCCAATGAAAATTTTAAACTTTTCCTTAAAAAACTCCTCCATTCTAAATAAATTAAAGTTATCATGAGTTGTTATTTTTGCTCATTTTTAATTAATTCTTTCGAAGCATCGTGCACGCCCCTATTATATTCATCATCTTTTTCAAGTTCAACCACCCTATCCATTATTTTATTACTTGTCTCATATTGTCTTGCCACTCTTTCAGACAACGCTTTTAGTTCAATGGCATCAGCTTTATTTTTTATCTCTATTTGTAAAGCCTTAGTGTCATTAACATTATTTTTTTGTGTAATAACAAAGGTGACAACTCCTACGATGCCACCTGCTATTACAATAACCATTTGGGGTGTTACTAACGAATACCACCATTTTACTTTCTGGACAGTTGCCATTATTTACTAATAGTAGTCGTTGATTGCGTACGCAATATAATTGTTATTATACCGACTACTATTGACAATATTCCAGCATACTTCGTTGGAAATATAGGATTCGTCAGTAAGTAATTGATAACGTCAACCACTATGGATGCTATTTGCACCCATATAATTTTACTCTGTAACCAGCTTTTTGTTCCCATTGTTTTTTGTTTTTAATTTTTAAAATATTTAATTTGCTAATCGTATTGAAAATTTACTTCCAATTCTTACAGTGCTTGTTCCACTTGTTACTTTTAAGTGCTGTATAGAAATTGTTGCCGTTCCGGTACTTCTTGTTGTAACAAATCCGTGAATATGAATAATACCAGAAGATCCGGAAGTTGTAAGGAACGTACCAGCAGCAGTTCCTGAAGCAGCCAATGTAACAGTTGTTGCTGCGTTTGTAGTTGTTGTACCAACCATTAAAGCAGATACAACTGCTGCATTACCTGTACCACCGCCAAATATTCCATATTGTGTTCCGGTGGTTACGGCAGTAGTCCCAACATTTAACCACGCTTCCACTTCGTATAGAGTTGAATTAGTTAAGGTTCCAGAATTAAGCCCTGTTACGTCAACCAAACTTTGCCCGGTTGTAGTTGCGTCGCTACCTGATACAACAAATGTAGTCCAATTAGTACGAGTGTTTTGAGTAATGAAATTTGTTCCGTTGCCAATTAACGTATTACCAACTGCTGCTACACCGCCAATTGTAAACCCTGTTGTAATATTTGGGGTAGCTAATACTGGGGAACTTCCAAAAGAAGTTAACGATGAGGCCGTAACCCCAGAAGCTAATGTATTTCCAGAAAGTGTACCAGCCGGGGCAATTACAGCGGCTGTAGAAATTCCTGTAGTTCTCCCCTTTATATCTATTGTTATAACCGGGATAGCTGTTGAACTGCCAGTAGTTCCAGCAGAGGCAACGCTGGCCAGTGTCCCAGCGGTTGTTACATTTGCTGTTCCGTCAAAGGCTGGAGATGTCCATGTCAAATCCCCTGTTATTCCAATAGTTCTCCCTGTAGTTAATCCAGAAGCTGTTCCTGTCGTATTTTGGTTAAAGGTAGGGAAGCTAGTTAAAGCTGCTGCACTGCCATTTGGAGCCAAGTAATTAGTTCCTGCTACGAAATTTGCCGCCCGGTAATCATTAGCATAAGTGGTATTAGCGGCATTATCACCGCTATTCGCCCCAGATGTATTCCCTATAACTACCGCCTGAGCGTCTGTTACAAAGTTTTTATTTGTACTAGCAGAAATATTTGCAGTAGTTGAAACTCCTAGATTTGTTCTGGCAGTCGCAGCGTTATTAAGGTCTGATAAATTGTTCGTTATTGCCAATTTGGTTGCATCCGCCCCGGTAACAAGAAGGTCTCCACTTCCAAGAATACTGGATCCGTTTATCGTCTTTATATTAGAGCCGTCAGTTAATATTGCTTGTTTAGAATTTAATGCAGTTTGAGTTGCGTTACTTACTGGTTTATTTGTGTCACTTGTATTATCTACATTGTGTAACCCAACTTGAGCAGCCGATAAATTTCTCCATATCCCATCTGCGCATTCAACAAATCTTTCAAATGAATTTGGGTAAGTCGGGTTGTAATATTGATCGTAATAGTATTTGGTTCTTTGAGAATAAACCAATGCTGTTGTAAATAAACTGTCTGTATTAAATTTCAACCAAAAACTATCTTTAGTGTTATTTACATTTGTTCTTATGGCATATAACTTATACCCGTTTATTTGTCCAAACGCAGTCTGGAAGCACATGAATATCGCTATCAATAATATATATTTTTTCATTTTTAATTATTTCGTGTTCCGAACGCAGCCCAATCAACATACATATTTCGAGCTGTTGTACCAGCAGATTTTAATATCATCCCTATTGGTCCAGACGTAGCTCTTGCTGTTCCAGTTGGTATATTTGTCGATATGGTTGATTTCAAAACTTTATTTATATAGAAGTAAGCAGAACCGTTATACACACTAATCTCCAACTCGTAATCTGTATCAGCAGCAACAGTTATATCTGTTGCAGATTCTGTTTTTGTGCTGTTACTTTTTGTAACCGCTATCCATTTTCCAGAAGAATCAGTTTGTAGGTAACGAAAATAAATACCGTCCACTATTGATGCTGTTCCAACAACAATTTCGCCAAATCCGAAAAAAGCCTCGTATGTGTTTGTTCCATCGCTCAAATCTTCAAGCCTTACCTTAGCTCCAGCATTATATCTGTATGCATTATCTAATGCTATTACAGCTCCAGTAGCTCCAGAAACATTTGCAGCAAAATAAGAATACCCATTTGTTGTAGTTCCGGTACTATGATTATAACCATACATCCACCCGTTTATAATATCAGATGTAGTCATAGCAGCTGCGCTTGATCCTGTACCTGAATTACTTTTTACAAATCCGTCATCTGTTGAAGTTCTAAAGCCATCCACTTGCTCATACCATGGTTGAAATTGATTCGTAATATCAACCGAGCCGTTACTACGCACAGAAAATAATTCATTACTATTAACATCCTTTACTTGCAAAATATCACCAGACTGCGATGTTGTACCAGCTACATTGAGTGCTGTATACGCAGCATTTTGTGCCGTTATGCTTACATTTGGGGAAGCTGCAGCCTGATATTCAAATCCAGCAGCACCACCAAATGCGCTTGAATTATTAAATTGAATTTGTTTGTTTGACCCACCAGGCGAAGTTGATGTAGATGTTATATCGCTTCGCCAAGCCACTCCCTTCCATGCAGCACCAGTATATCCCATATATCGAGATGAATCAGAATCCCAAACGAAAAGTGCACTATCAGCAGATATTGCTAATCGTTGTGCGGCAGTCATTCTGGAAGTAATGAAACCTTGAGTTGAACTATTTATCTGAAGTAATGCCGATGCTTTGAATGTGGGGGCTTCGTATGTTCCAAATCCATATGGAGTACCAGTAAGTGTTGAAGTGCCTATTCCTATTGTGGATCCAAATAAAGATTTAGGTGCAGATGAGTTTGAATAAATTCCCCAGTTAACCGGAGATGATGCTGTTATTGCATTTGGAATTATAACCAACCCAGCATTACTTTTAAATGTAGCCCCAGATGAATATCCGTTTGCGAGGAAACTTATAAAGTGGTCGATACTATCACCAGTTGCGAAATTATGATAACCAGATACAGCAGCCCAGTAACCGCTGGCACGAATAGTTCCTGTCGTACCGTCTTTATGACTAGATTCAAAAGTACCAATCATTGACGGTATTGCCTCATATGGAGCTATGCCGCCGCTAACAATGGTACGACCGGAATATCCAAACTTGTTAGCTATTGTTGTTCTTCCTTGAAATGAATAACCAAGATCACCACCTATTGAATGTACAGCACCTGAATCTGCTGCTTCGTATTGTTGGGAAGCTACCATGTTTCCCCTGTAGGCTGTATATCTCGTGTTGGAAAGTCTGGTGATTCTTTCTATTAATGCATTTGTATTTATAGCATAATTCCAATCATCATTTTCAGCAGTTGCTGTATCTATATCCCTTGCCGTTATTGTTTTCCCTGTAAAGTATGCCCAAGCGTCACTTGTGTTAGCTGTAATATTATCACGAAATGCTGAATCTTGATTTCCTATTCTAAGTTTTTGAATTTTCAAAGAATCAAAAAAGGCATTAGCTGGTTGTTTTAAAGAATATTGTGCATTATTACCATAGTTTTTCCATATCCATTTATTTGCAGTATCAATAGCTACTGGACCGGTACTGTCTTTAATAGCGTATCTTGTACCACCAATATAATAAATTATAGAATCCTTGCCGAGGGTTCTGGATATACTGTTTACCCATTTATTCGCAGTATCAATTGGAGTAACTGTTGGTGAAGGCCAATATGTAAGATTATAAACATTACCACTTGCGTCTTTTACTAAAGGCTTATAAGCTGAGGTATCGTTTTGATTGAAGGTTGTTGTATATGCTGGTAATTGTAAAAATCCATTTAATTTTATTTTTTGACTAGAAACTGTAGCATGCTGTTTTATCCATATAGCAGATTGAGTTGTGTCTCCTAAATAATTTGTTCTATCTAATGAGTTTATAAAAATTTCATTATCACCAGAAACGTTATATCTTCCGGCCATTCTGCCCAAAGCTATATTATAACTGTAGGTTGTTGGATAACTGTAAGCCCCCAACGATCCATAACCAACAGCTGTATTATAACTCCCGGTAGTATTGTTTGAATTTGAACTTGCGCCAACAGCAACATTATACGAACCAGTTATTCCTTCTTGCATTGCATTGTTTCCTACAGCAGTATTATACCCACCACTTCGTAACTTGAATAGTGATTGCATACCTAATGCAACATTATCTCGACCGGAAGTATCATAAAACATTGCGGAATGGCCAATAGCTAGATTATTTGTAGCGTTATACCCAATAGCATTAAGGGTAGTTACTCCCATAGCTATATTATTAGTTGCACTTGCCCCACTTATATTACCCATTGTACTTACCCCTATGGCTATATTTTGATACTGGGTTGTGGTATTTTTTAAAGCACTTACCCCTATGGCTACGTTATATTGGCCAGTGGTTGGAGCTAATAAAGCGTTGTACCCAATAGCTGTATTACCTAAATTAGATCCGACAAAAGTTGAACTTTCAATTCTTCCAGATCTTATATTATTTACTTTAAAATTTATTGGTATATCATCTGTATTCCCTATAAAGTTGGCTGATGCAGATAATCCTGAATTGCCATTAACATTCCACCCTAAATTTATCAATGCGCCAAGACTATCAATTTTCTTTTTTGTTAATAACCACGAAGTTAATAATGAACTGTCAGCTATTACAGTTTGCCCTGTCTTAATTAATCCCCATCCAACATTATTAATATAATTTGAAAAAGCGTTTGCGGTGTCGCTTATATTTACTTTTAAGGCCACAACAGCTGCAACCAAACTATCTGCGTACCCCTTGTCAATATGTGTTCTTGCAGTAAACGAAGCACCAAGATTAGTTGTATAGTTTACTATATTATTAAACTCGCTTAACGTACTTTTAACTCTTAATGAATTTGAATTGGTTCCAATAACAGCTTCTGTATTTCCGGCTGTAAATGTTACGGTATTTATTGTTCCTGGTCCGGCAATAAATGAACTTGTACTTCCCATATTTATTCTCGTAACTCCAGCTCGTTTAACAGAAAACGAGCCCAAACTATCAAACGTAAGTCCATACGTGCCTTGATTTCCAGTTAAAGTTCTGTTGGCTGTAAGTATTCCGTTTGCATTATAAATATTTACCTTCGCATCAAGAGCCGCTTGTAAATCAGTTTGATTGCTTAATGTACCGCCTATATCACCCCAATCAATACTCCCGCCAGCTTGTACCCAGTATAACCCGTTACCAATCCACAATAACCCACTCTTTATAGCCAAACCAGTCTTTGTCCATATTGTATCATTCGGAGGTCGAAGTACTTTATTGGCATAAAATCTCGGTTGCTTTGTGCCATATATACCAGGATAATTAATATAAAGTGTTGTGTCATCTGCTTGTCCATATCCGGTTGTCCACCACAGTATCAATATTATTGTTAATAGTTTCTTCATTTTAATAATTTCTATAAAGAATTAAAAATCTTTCCCCGCCATCAGGATTAACTCCAACGCCAAGCACAATAGATGTACCATTCCACGTATATTCAGAACTTATTGGTGATATACTCACTTTATGCAACGGTGCGTTTTCACGAATAACCAGTATTACTTTTTTTCCAACTATTTCAGGAATACTTAAAGTTGTTCCTTCTGTTCCATCTGAAATATACGCTATATCATAAACTTCTTTCATATCGTCTGTATTTATTACTGTTGGCAATTCATCTGTTGGAACAGCACATGTATCTTTATCCCAAGGAGCTGAAACTGTAAAATCAATCATCACTCCGGCAACCAAATCGTCCAGCGATTCCATAACAAGTGTAACCGGATTGGTGAGCGAGACTTTCCAATCTGTAAATAAACTATGATCAAACTCTGCCAATAAATCCATTCCTATACTTAACATATCACTCTGAACGTCAAGTTCGTTTTCTTTTGCATTTGCACTTACGTTAACCAAATCAAGTAAATACAATCTAAATCCAATACTCATCGTCTTTGCCCCTGGATCAATTGAACCACCAGTATCGTCTAAAAATGACGAAGCGTAACGGGTTGTCTTGTCCGTTAGAAAATCAGTTGTTGTTCCGTAATAAAAGTTTCTTAGCTGCTGATGCGCCAGACAAATTGCTTTTATTCGACTTATTATTTGATTTAACGTCATTTTGTTTTTGCAAGTATAATTTTAATTTCAATTCGTTTTTTTTCATTTAATCACAATTTGGTTTATTCCCTTGATATTTTTCTTCAAACGATTTCCCGCAATCGCTACTATCTCCCAACCACACTGGCATAGAAAACGATTTGTTTTCTGGATTTATGTCATCCAAACCATTCCCCGGATTAAGATATTCAGAAAACATTGTTGAAGCATTTTGTTGTAAGTAAAGTCGTAATCTGTTAGAGTAATATTCTGCCCGATTTTTATAACGATTCCCTATTGCGATAATTTCTGATTCTGAAGGAAGGTCGGTATCTACACCTTGTTTTCTCAAAACACCTTTATTCCAGAATTGATAGGACAGGGTCATTGACAATTCTGCCAATACGTAATACATTAATGTGTCAACGATGTAACGATCAAGAAGATTCTTGTAATTTACCAAGGCCACATTACTTGTTATCGTTCCGTCTGATATTATCGTTTCAAGTTTGACGTACAACGCAGTTCCCAATATCGGATGTATGTACATATCCTGTGCAACTTTAATATCCGGGTAAATTAACTTTGGGTCAATGTTGCCGTGTATCGCAGTGCGATCTTTGATCATTTGGTCTGATATGAGAAGTATGTCTTGACTCATTAGTAGAATCCTTTTAAAATTTTATCGGCTACATTTAGTTCACGGGATTTAGTTCTGTGCTCTGTTGTGCCAACTTTCCCATGGTTGTTTTTAATCCAATCTTTATTTCCAATAACAATGTCTTTTAAATCGGTTTTGGTTTTAGTTTTAAAAAGTTTTTTTATTTGTTGTTCGGTTCTTTGATCTGGTGATATTTTTTTATACTTTCAACATCATCTGTACCACCACTACTTCCACCTCCTTTATTCGGACCACTCCCTGGACCACCAAATAATTTCTTACCTGCTTCAATAAATTTGTTTAATGTTTCATTTTTTGGTTTGTTAAGTTTCATTTGCTTAAAGATTTTTTACGTACAACAATATGACTTTCCCAACGATGTCTACAACTCGGTGAATGCGTTCCATCTGGCTTAGTCCACCAACCGCCACGGCGATCCCAAACAGAATAGCCAAGCCTTGAACTTATGTTTTCAATTTCAGTCCGACTGTATATTCTATCCAATGAAAGCAACTTTGCACAGAATGGTCTATTGCGATTATCCTGTGGACCTTCGTAACTATATTTCACCAATATTTCAGTTGTTTCCAAGTCTCCAGGTGGCACGTTTATTTTAGATAGCGGTTTTGTTAATGTCCTTTCAATTACAGTATCTTCGCCAACCTTACCCTGTTTACTATCAAGTAAACCACCCTTTACCAACTTAGCTATTTTCGCAGTTACATATTCCGGTGTTGTATCTAATGTTTTGGCAATTACTTCAGGAGTAATTCGTTTGTCTTTAGTTATAAGATCCAAAATACTTGCCTCTGTAATTGTTACATCAGTTTTGAAAGCAAGCCGTTGATAAAATTCAATTTCATCTTCAGCAACCTCTTTGCCAAATTTTACCTTCCTGCTCTTTATAATATGAAAATCTTTTTTCAAATCCCCACAACTATTAAACATTTGGATGACATTGTCTTCATTCATAATTTCGGCAACAAATTTCTGTATTTCACCATCTGCTTCCTCTATACCAAGCATTGAAGCTATATCACTATCATTCAATCCTAATCCTGTTTTTAATAATACCGTTGCCTGTTCTTTTGTAATTTGCCCCTTTCCGTATTGTCTTATTATACGGAGTAGTTGTTGATGTTGTTTTGCGGTAAGATTTTTTATATTTTCATTTACCGGGTCAGCTGCTTGTTGTTGTTCTGTAATGGCAGGTACTCCAGGTGCTGGAAGCGTTGCCACAGTAGTTGGTGTTATATATTTTTTTGATATTCCAAGTTTTTCAAATACAAAATCAAGTGGTAATTTATCAAGAAAATCTTTAGCGTCGAATATTAAACCTATCGGATCTAATTGTATAAATTTATACGACGAACCCTTTCCCATAAGTTCACCGAAATAATTTACCATCGTTTCCAAATTCTCTTGTTTTGGCTTTGCATAAGTATTAATAAATATTTCGTATGCGGTACGCAGTTCTGTATTACCACCAAGTTGTCCTTCTGTCTTAACTCCAAACAGCATAGGTGAAATTACCTGATGTCCTGTAAATATTTCTTGTTGTGTTTGTTTAGCGAGCAAATCAAATTGTTTATCAAGTTCTGAAAACGAGAGATCCGATATATCAACAGATTTATCTTTTGTGCTATTAAATACCAACACAAATTTCCCTGCGTTTTCACTACCAGCAAATTTTTTTGCAAATCTTTTTTCAATTTCTTTCTTCTTATCCTCGCTTGGTTCGCCAGTATAAAACTGAATCATTTTTGACGGCATCATACCATTACGTATTGCCGATAAATGAAATTTACTTATTTCTATGTCTATATCGATATAATTGGCGCAACCAACATATTCTGGCAATGGATAATAATCAGCCCCTGGTTCGTATTCATTATAAGCAAAAACCTGAATTTTATTTTTTCCTTGTAGCGGAGCAATGCCAGTAAATTCATCGTATTGTTTCTCAATCTCTTTATTATTTGGCCGCCCCTTAGTATCAAACCATTTATCTTTCCAATAAAATCCGCCATTTTTACCAGTTCTAAATTTATTAAAATCGTCGTGTGTAATTTCGGCAACTTTACCAGCAAGATTCCATGTAACAAATAAACGAGAGCCGCCATATATCTCATTATCTTTTATACATTTTTTGAGTATATCGGCCATCGTTTCCTTTTTTCTATTTACGAATGAAGCTGCAGTAACGATTCCGCTCTCGTTTATAGTCGAAGCGAAACCGCCAGACCCTTCCAACCCGCCACCAAATATGTATTTACTTTTACCGTTTATTATTGCCCGGTGTTTGCCACATTTTTTATATTGATAAAGTAAATATTCTGGGTAGTCATTTTGTTCACCGTATAAAACAAAATTTTTATTATTAACCTCTTTAAATTCTGGTATGCGAGAATCTGAAAATTTCAATACCATTATATCAAAGTTATCATTGCTGGATTTAACTACTTCTTTTCCATTAGTCGCTGGTATTGTTACTATTTCTGACATTATCCCTGATAAGTTTTAAACGAGGTTTGGTTTTCGTACATTTCACGTTCAAATTCTACAGCCGAATATAAAATCATTTTTCCAAATTCCAATAAACTGGTAGCTAAATCTGGATCAGTGTTTAAATTGCTCACCTGTTCGTAAATTTCATAAAGCCATTCACCTATTGGCTTGTTTAAAAAAGTTGAAACTGTCGTTATGTTAAATTTGTTATATCTGCTTTTATATTCGCTTTCATCATCTGAATTTAATTTTATAAATACTATCTGTTGTTTGGTTAATGTGTGAGTAAATATAAATAAATAATTTGGTTCGTCCAGTGTTTCTAATTCACCGAGCGTAACTATTATTTTTTCTGAGGCTGCCCCGTAATTTAATTCTAACATTTTTTAAATTAAAAAAGCCCAAACGAATGGGCTTAGTTATTTCAAACCCCGTTACCGGGAATATTTATTTATTATCCAGGTGTTTCAAGAGAGGCAATTAAAGACGAATTTACTTCTGGAGCTAATTCTTGTTCTTTGCCATTGAACGGTAACGTATAACCGTTTCTGTCTCCCCAAGCAACTCCTGTTTCGGCTTTTCCAGTAAGTAATTGCAATCCTTGCGTTTTTCCATACATAAATGCTTTGCCGCTATTTTCAACCCCAATTATAACAAGAAAGTTTTTAGCCAACAACATCACTTCATTTCTTACGCTAGCTTGTCTCTTGTTCAATACAATGTTTACTGTTTGGTCGTAAAATATTGTACCGTTTTGTTCATTGCCTGATATTGTTTCTTCAGCATTTGAAGTTTCTCTAACCAAAGAATATTTCCAAAATCTTTTCCCGGTTGCCTTTGTTATAGAAGTAATAACCCCGCTTAACTCGGTTGAAGATGAAAGATTGGCGAGTTCCATTATATACACTTCTTTAAGACCGCCAATACCTTCTCGGCAATCTAAAGTATATCCTTGTGTTAAAGCGCAACTCATACTGAAATATATTAAGATGGGTAATTGCTCACCCATCGGTTACTTTTATACTAATTTGAAACTTACAACTTCATCTGGGAATGCAACATTCACACCATTTTTCCATTCTGCAATGAAACGAATTTCATCTGCTTCTTTTGCAAAGAATATTTCCCAACGTTCTTCCTCGTTCTCCAAATCTGTTCCCATAAAGATGTTTGACATTCTGATAGTGAACAAACGATTTGTTCCATCCAATCCGTGTACTGCTGTAAGACGGTAATTTGTTCCTGGTATAATTACTTCACCATTTGCGGCACTTACTTCGCTGCCAGCTGGAGCAAAATGAAACAGATTTACATCCGTATATGCAGAAATGAATTTATTGAATGTGTCCCAACCACAGAATACACGAACATCATCTTTGCCCATAATATTTGCGGTCATATATAACCACATGTTTACAACAATTCCTTTTACGTTGGATGTAGTAATACCAGTACCGGTTGTAATTGCTGTTGGATTTCCGTTTGCATAAGTAGCGGCGGCATCAAGCAATTTTATAAGCCCGTCAAATTTATTGAGGTTGGCGTTTACACTTGCAGTATCTCCTTGCCAAAATGCAGTTTCTAATTGTTCTGCAATTTTACCGGCCTTCTTGTCGGTATATTGCTGTTCGAATGGAATACTTTCGTACTTACTCCCGATTTGCAATGCTTTTTGCGTATACTTAGCTTCAAGAGCTTTTGGACATAACGCTTCGTTTACTTTTATTTTACCAACAGTAACTGTACGTTGCGTAAATGTTGTTGAGCCACTGGAAAGAAAACCACAAGTACCTCCTGTCTGAAAGGTGGCATCTGATTCTAAAATGTTAATCTTCTCAGAAGATTTAACACCAGTCATTACATTACCTTCGGATTGAATCAGCTGCATTGTGCGGCTACCAAACATTGATTTCATTACCAGAAGTTCCTGGTTTTCGATTGTGTAATCGGTCAAAGCCGAAACATTATATGCCATTGTATAAATTTTTAGTTTTTATAAATTTTATGCTACTTTTTCAATTTTAGCCCATTGTTCTTTTAATTTCAAAGCCGCTTTTTGATATTTGCCCATTGCTGTATTCTTCGCTTCGACGGTACTGAACGAAAATTTCTTTTGTGTACTTGTTGGCGGTTCATCTGCTGGC